AACCCGCGGCGTAGCGCAGCGACGTGCTGCCGAGGTCGTACAGGTTGGTGGTCTTGGGCAGCACGCTCGACGCAAGCCGGCCGGTGACCGTGATGTCGTCGCTGGTGGCGTTGCCGAGCGTCACGTTTCCGTTGAGGGTCGCGGCGCCGGCCACCGACAGCGTGCTCGCGAGCGCCGTCGCGCCCGAGGCCGCCAGCGTGGTGAACGAGCCAGCGCCGCCGATGCCGGGGACCGCAACCCACGCGCTCGCGATGCGCAGGTAGAGCGTGGTACCCGCTCCGCCGTCGGTGCGGAAGTAGACCGATCCGTTGTTGGCGACCTCGGTGGGCGCACCCACGCCGGTCATGAAGCGGACACCGGTCGCGGAGTCCTGCGTAGGGCTGATCATCAGCTGCTTGAAGAGCGGCAGGAAGAGCAGTTCCTTCCAGTTGTAGAACGACATGAAACACCCCGAAGCGCGGGATCGCGCGTTGAAAAATCAGGTCGTCTTGCCGAGCAGAAGCACGGTCAGGTTGACCGGCGTATCGCCGTTGCCGTCCACCTCGAAAGCGAGGTCGCCGGTCTTGATCGGGGCGCCAGAGCCGCCCACCATGAACGCCTGCGTGCGCATGTCGGTCTCACCGGTGCCCGTGCGCAGGATGAACGGGCCGTCGGCGACGAGCGCGACCAACACCGCGTCGCCGCTCATCTCGAACACGATCCCGGTGTCCGACGCCGCGATCTTGCGCGTTTCGTTGCGGATGACGTTCCAGGTCGAAGCCGTCCCGCTGCCACCAGGGAGCACGATCGGGTAGATGACCTCGGAGTCCACCGTCTGCGACGCCGTGGCGCCCACGTTGGGGAAGCTCTCGACGATCAGACGCGCCGTGACTCGGGGAAGCGGGGTCGGGTTGGCCATCTCATGCTCCTGTGGCGCGGTCAGCGTCGATTTGCGACATGACCTGTTCGACCGCGTTTAGCACGGCTGCGTGCTGCCGCTCGCCCACGTATAGCAGAAGCGGGCCGCAAGTGCAGTTGTGAACGACCACGCCGTTGGCGACGTAGCTCTCGTCTTCATGCACGGAGAAGTTGAAGACGCGCACCGGCTGGCTCAGGACGACCGGGTAGCAGTCGCGCACGCCGCCGAACTTCGGGCGCTCCCCTTCGGCGCCCGCGAGTTGTACGCGATCGCCGCTGCGGATCCGCTGCATCTCCACCCAGCCGCCGGGCGTGGAGATCGGGTGCTCGCCCGTCGACACGAGGAGCGGCCCGCTGAACACGCGCAGGTGATGGAGCGAGCCCGACTCGATGCGATCCATCGTCGCCGTGACCGGCCGCCAGCGCCCGCGGTGCGTGAGCACGACGTCGCCCACCTGCACGTCTTCAATCGGCTTGCCGCCAACATGGCCGAGCACGGTGATCAGCGTTCCGGCGGGGAAGCAGTTGGGGTGCACCGGCCCGATCGTCGGCCCCCAGCTCGCCGCGGGCCGCCCGTAGTTTCCACCCTGCTCCTCCCATGCCTCCACCTGCGACAGTCGGTAGCGCGTCGAGCCCCCGCGGCCCCAGATGCGAATGCATTGCTTGCAGCCGGTGGGACTGGTCATCTTGTAGACGAGCGGGTCAGCGATGCCCACCGCCTCCGTCTGGGTCTTGAGCTTCTGGTAGGCGCCCTCGGCGTGCGCGGCGCGCAGCTCCGTCCGGGCCACCCGTTCCATGTCGTTGGTCAGCTGCGTGCCGGCCGCCGCTTCGCGCAGATCGCGCGCGAGCTGTGCTGCCGACCGACGCTCAAGGATCGCGCGCTCGATGACCGGGCGGATCTTCGCGTACTCGTCGGCCGTGAGCACACGACTCGCCGGGCGCCCGCTGTCCGACGCCACCGCGCCGCCGCCCTCGCCCGCGCTCGGCTCTGCGCCTCCCTCCCCAGGCGGCCGCGGCTTCGCCTCCCCTCCCGTACCATCGTGCGCGACGGGCGCGCCGATCGGCTCCAAGATGCCGAGGAAGGCGTCGTGGATGTCCTGGATGGGGCGGCGCATCAGGCGCGCAGCGCGCTTGCGTGCGAAGTCGAGCGCCACCGTCTCCGTAGCTGTCATCGGCTGCTTGCTGAACGCCTCGACGACGTCTGCGACCTGGGCGCGCGCGACCTCCGGATCGGCGTCCTGCACCGCCTGCATGAGCAGCGGCATGCCAACGCCGGCGCGGTAGGCGACGTCGACGTTCGACCACACGGTCGCGCCTGGGGTGATGAAGCCCGCGTCCACCGCACGCTGTCGCGCCGCCTTGTCGCCCACGCCGGCGAAGCGCATGAGCACCGCAGCCTCGTGCGCGCGAAACAGCTCCTGCAGCTCCGCGCGTAGCTCGGCGGTGAGCTCGCTGTGCCCGCGCAGCGTCTCGACGACCTTCTCGATCAGCTGTTCACCGAACGAGGCCCAGTCGCGGCGCGCGCGCTGGATGAGCGTCTCCAGCACCGGGTACCGCGCGTCCACGTTCGCCTTGCTGGCCGGGAGCTCTTCGCCCTTCGCGAGCGGCTCCAACGCCCGCGGCACGTCGAGGTGAACCGCGAGCGCCGCCAGCACGCGCGAGCGCACCGCCACCGGCGCCCTGCCGAGGTCCGTGCGCACCCGCGCCCCTTCCCGAGACGTCGTCACGCGCACGACGTACTCGTGTTCGTCGCCGCATCCGCAGTCGGGGGTGTGGGTGTGCCCAGGCATCAGGTCTTGCGCCTCGGCGTGATGGCGCGGATGATCGCGACCACGCCGCGCACAGCCTTGACCCGCTCGGTGGTCGGCATGACCTCGTCGGGGATCGGAAGCTCCTCCATCGCCGTGATCAGGTCGCTGGTGAGCGCCTGCAGGTCCTGGTCGGTGAGGCCGTCGTGCTCTGCGACCTGCTCAGCGGCAAAATCGAGCGCCCGCGCGACGATGCGCAGCGGCCAGTCGATGTCGTCGGGCAGGAACACCACGCCGAGGCGCAGCAGGCTCGCGATCGACTCCAGCTTCTTCGCCGGCGTCTTGGGCATCTCCACCTTGTGCCGCATCTCAGCACCACCGGTAGGAGATGATCGCGGGCTCGTCTTCGTCGGGCGTGTTGCCGTCGGTGATCGACAGCAGCCTGATGGCGACGTTCGCGCCGTTGTGGGTGTAGGTGACGAGGTGGTACGTCACACCGGCGCCGCCCGTCAGCGTGGTGCTCGACACCAGCGGGAAGCAGTCGCAGCCGGGGATCGGCTCGCCGTCCGCCGTCGACGGGGTCGCGTCGCGGTAGAGCGTCAGCGTGGCGCCCGTGACGCCGGCCTTGAGCTTCACCCCGACCTCAATGACCTGGCCGAACGGCGGCACGAGGAAGTCACCAGCCTGGGTGGGCGCCGACTCCGGGCTCGCGGCCGTCGGCACGGGCGAGCGCTTGTGGAACTCGTTGCCCTGGATCCGACCGAACCGATCGAACCGCGTCTTGACGTACTTCCTCATCGTTGCTCCCTGTGCTCATCGGTGACCAGCACGGCGTACACCGTCGACCGCTCTCCGAAGATGGTGTTGACGCCCTTCGCGAGCTCATCCGACGACGCGCGCTGGTCGCCGCCCTGCAGCTCCTTGGGCGCGTTCGGGTCCTCATCTACCGCATCACCCGGCGCTGGCGGCGCGGCCTGCGCGGGCGGGTTGAGGATCTTGTCCATGGCCGTCGCGAACGACTGGCTGTCGGGCCAGTTCCACGGGTTCGCGTCGTGCTTGCGCTTCTCGTCGTCGGAGGCAATCTCGTACTTCTCGGGCGGCAGGTAGAAGCCGCCCGGCGCGCGCCCCGTCTCCAGGCGCAGTTCGTTGCGCGTCGTGTCCGTGCGCACGCGCATCTCGTCGACCTTCGCGCGCTTGAGCGGGTCGTAGTCGCCGTACTCGAAGCGCACACGTAGGTCGGGGTGCACGCGGCGCGCGAGCGGCTCCAGGATCTCCGCGCAGAGGTGGAGCAGGCCGCTCTGCAGTCCTTCCTCCTTCGCGAGCGCGATTTCCTGGTTGCGGTTGGGCTCGCTCAGGCCGCCCGACGAACCGCCGCCCCACGGCTTGAAGTTCACCGTCGAGGGGTCCATGCGGTAGACGGCGCACGTGGAGTTGGCGACCAGTGAGTACCAGCCTTCGAAGGCCATGTCCTTGTCGTGCTGGCGCAGCGGGATCGATGTGACCACGCCTTCAGGCCCCATCGGAAGAAACAGCGGCTCGTGCGCGTGGCTCACGCCCTGGGTGCGATCGCGTAGCTGGGCGAGGAACGACTGCATGTCGAGTTCGTTCACGTCGCCCGAGATGCCGAACATCTGCTCCGCCATGAAGCCGTGCACGAAAAAGTTGTGGTTGTACGTCCATGCGTCGGTCGCTGCGACAACCGCCGCCATGGCCTCTTCGACCTTCGACGGCGGGTAGCCAGCGAAGCGCACGTCGGTGCGGGTGATCTCCGGCGCGACGATGAGCTTGCCCGACGCGCGGTCGTAGGCGCGCTCCATCATCCCGTTGCGCACGAGCACGAAGTCGGCCGTGAAGAGGTCGAACTCCAGCGCGTAGCTGGCGACCTCCAGCGCATCGAGCTCGCGCATCTGCTGTGGGGCGAGCTTGGAGCCGCCGCTCGGGCCTTCGTCTCGCCGCCAGACGTCGAGCCATGCGAGCGTGGGCCAGATGATGCCGCCGTCGATCGGGCGGAACCCCACCATCTCCCCGGGTGCGTTGGCCAGGTACATGACCTCCACGCACGGCCGGTTGATCGTGAGGTAGTCCTCCATCAACGGGACAAGGAGCGCCGCCGTCGTGTTGATCCCGTAGCTCGGGCACGGGCGAAGGAGCATCTCCTCAAACGCGCGGATGTAGGGCTCGATGGAGTCGGGCGGGTCCATCGTGGGGTCGTAGAAGTCCTTGTGGTAGACGAACCACCCGACCTCGCCGGGGCGGCCGCTCCACTTCTGCGACATGCGCTGCACCTGGGTACGGCGCGCGGCGTGGATCGGATTGAGGATCGGGCTGTTGTCACGGATGCGCCTGAGCACCTCGATCGGGAGTTGCCCGATGCTGTGCCCGCGCTCCACCGCCGCGCCGCCGGCCGTGCGCATGAGGTTCTGCTGCGTGCTCGGCACGCTGGACATCGTGACGCGCCGACCCTGCTCGCCGAGCAGCTCGCGCATGGCCTCCGGTGGCACGGTCAACGTGCCGTCGGCCGTGTACGTCGCGTGCCGTTCGATGATCTCGCGCGCGCGCTGCGTTCGACGAGGTGGGCGCTGCTGCCGCTTAGCCAAGGAGCACCTCGCTCATGTCCATCTCGATCACGTAAACGACGTGACACCCGGGACACTCGAATTCGTAAGGGAGCTCCAAGTTGCTCGACATGCGCTGGATCTCGTTTACCCGCTTCGCGCAGCACGCGCTGATGCCGCCGTGGAAGTCCGCCGGCCGCTCATCCTGGGTGACGGCACCATACCGCGCACGGTGCGAGTAGGGAAGCCGCGGCGCCCTCCCGATGTTCGTTCGCTCCAGCGTCTCCACCGCGACGAGCGCTGCCTCCACGGGGTCGCGCACCTTGCGCAACTTCGGGCCGAGCACGCGGTAGACCTGCGGCTGCTGGCGCGGCGCCTCACGCTCGCCTCGCAGGTGACGCAGTAGAGCAGGGTTCGGCGCCGGCTCACGGAACGACATCTCACCCCTCCTCTTCGTTCAACCCATCATCACGAGCACCGTTTACCACGCGATCCAACGCGACGTCGCAGTAGAGGTTCGCGTGCGCGAAGTGGGGATCGCACTCGACATGCACGGCGACGATCTTCGTCTTGCCCACCGCCGCAGCGTCGACCTTGACCGACCCCATCTTGACCTTGTCCGAGGCCGCGACGCTGTCCTCGAACATGACGCACTTCTGATGCCAGAAGAAAAGGTCGCGCACGATCTGGATCGGGTTCCACGACCCGCCCGCGAGACGCGCCACCAGCTCGGGCTTGCCGTCGGAGCGCACCGGCAGCTTCTGCCACAGCCGGTCGGGCGGCGGGACCTCGTTCATGCGCAGGGGCCAACGGCCGAGCGACCACTGCAGCCCGCGCGTGCGGTTGATCAGCACACGGAAGCGTGTGGCGATGTCGGCCGACACGCCCTTCTTCCGCTTCTTCGACACCGCGTCGCACCAGGTGATCAGCCCGCTCTCGCCGCCGGTGTACGTCGCCAGCCACACGCGCCCACGGAACGCGGTGGCGAAGCGCAGCGCCTCGTTCAAATGCGGAGCCGCATCGATCACCGCGATCCGCACGTCGTACTCGTCCATCAGCTGGGCGAGTCGAACCCAGGGGTTGTCACCGACGTGCCCAGGGTTCCCCTCGTATACGACCTCGACGTGCAGCAGGCGCCCACGGCCGTTCTCGGTGAGCACCTTGATGACGGCGACGAGGTACCCGGCCTGGCAGTCGACACCCATCACACTGTTGCGGATCCGACGCTTGCGCCAGTGGCGCGACTCGTTCGCGGGCCAGATCAGGTCGGGGTTCACGCAGGCAAGGAGATGATCATCTTTCACAGGTCGCCTCTCTTCGTCGATGTAGGGGATCCCGAGGCACGTGTTGAAGAACTCCTGCCGGTCCTCGTTGCGCTCAAACGCGTCGAGCACGCGCCCCGCTGGCCACATCGGGCTCAACATCTGCGGCATCTGGTACGACGCCACGAATGCGCGGGGGTTGTCGGCCTGCCACCACCCGTCGCGGGGGTTGGTGATGATCTTCCCCGTGCGGTGATCGAAGTAGCAGGCCAAGGGGTACTGCTTGCGCTGCGCCTCGTTCATGTTGCACAACGGCCTGCCCGCGCTCGAGAACGCGTGCTCCACCTTGCGCCGCATCGCCGGGGTGGCCGTCCGCAGGTCCATGATGCAGTCGGGGAAGTTGCGCGACAACACGTAGCCGTCGGAGTGGTCCGTCTCCGTGTGGAAATACTTCTGCGAGCCGCGCAGGAAGTAGGTGTGGATCGACTCGTTCGGGTAGCCCGCCGTCGACACCTTCACATCGATCGGGCTCATCTGCGCGCTGTAGCGCTGCTGGATGCGCTCGATGTCGCCGCGGTCCATGCGGCGCACCTCGTCGAGGTAGATGGCCGACAACGGCAACGACTCCGTCGATGCGACGCCGTTGGAGCTCATGAAGAACACGACGGAGTTGCCCAGGCTCTTCTTGTGCGTCGCGTTGACGCCCTTGACCTGCGCGGTGGCCTGGCCGAGCAGCGGCGCAATGTCCGGCATCGTCTTGATGTACGGCCCATAGCGGTCGTCGCTGACGATGCGCGCGAGGTCGTTCGTCGGCACGTAGTAGCCGAACAACGACCCGTACTCGGCGAACAGGTTGCGCGTCAAGTGCGACAGCTGAAGCGCGGTCTTGCCCGTCTGCGCGCCGGCCATCAGCACGAGGAAGCGGCTGGTGTCCTCGTAGATCTCCTTGAGGTGCTCCCACTCGTCGAACTGGATGCGCTTGCCCTCGACGCGCGGGCGGTAGCGCATGACGAACTCGAAGGCGTTCTTCATCGGGTCGATCGGCGTGCCCGTGCGCGCGAGGCCCTGGCAGAACGCGTTCACGAACGCCTGCTCAGGCGTCAGCACCGGCCCGGCCTCCGGCAGACCGAGCCTCATCCCCCACGCTCAGCCAGCGCGTCGAGCAGCTTGACGGTGGTGCGCGCGCCCTTGGGCACCGACACGTAGACCTCGAACAGGCCCCAGGCCCACGCGACAAGCGCCGCGTCGCCGCGCACGCGGCGCGCCGCCTGCTGTGCCGTGAACTCCGGCAGCTGCGCGCGCAGCGTCACGCCCGTGCCGTCCTCGATGTCGAGCGTGCGCGTGTTGACGTCCACCACGACGGCGATCAGGCCTGCGCGCTCGAGCATCTCCGCGGCCTCGTAGGCGCTCACCCAGATCGGGCCGGTCGGTGTTGCGGTGATCATGCAGCACCCCACGGCGTCAGCCACTCCGAGGTGCGCCGCGACTTCCCGCGCACCGTCCCCCACCGAAGCGCCGAGATGTCCACCGCGCCCGGCCCAAGCGGGTCATGCTCGCAGATCCAGACCTTCGCGCCTTCGCTCGCCATTCGGTCGGCCAGCGCGAGCACGTCAGCGCGTGGGAGGCCGCCGCCGTAGCCCGTGGTCCCCTCGTGGGGCGGATCGATCAGGACGTAGCTACCAGCGGACGGCGTGGGAATCTCGCGAGCGTCTGACCATGCTCGGGTGGGGATGGTGGGGAGGGCGGCGACACGGCGAACGAGGCCATCGGACCATGCGATCCCGTGACCCTGCCTTGTGCCGTCCGGCCGAAGAGCGCACGCTTTGCCGGCGGCAAGCACGGAAAGGTGGACTAGCGCAACCCACCGCGCCGCCGCATCGACGGTTTCTGCCATACCCTCTGCCTGCCGTGCATCCCGCAGCTCACGCCACCGCCGCGCCTCCTCTGCGGGCGTGCCCTGCCACCCGCGGATGACCTCCGCGCACGCCTTCGCCTGCCCGCTGAGCAGCACGGGCCACGCCTTGGCCCAATCGTTCGTGTCGGCGATCCAAAGCTCTTCGAGGCCCTGTCCGCGTCGCAGGCCCATCGTCTGGAGGATGGCGTCAGCATAGCCCATCTTGCCGCCCATCCAGCCGCACGGGGCACGACTGCCGGCTAGCGCCATCGACACGCCGAGGGCTCCGGCGCAGGGCTCGACGAACAACGGGACGGGCTCGCGGCCGAAGGTGAACATCATCGCTTGAGCTCCGCGGCGAGGCTGGTGATCTCGCCGGCCACACGCTCGGCAGCACGCCGAACCGCGTCGAGCAGCAAGCCGCGCGCGCGCGGGTCGCCCACGAACTCCTCCGCCGCCACGCCCACCGCCGAGCCGAACGACTGGATGATCGGCAGCACGCGCAGCATCAGCATGTCGTCGATCTTGCCGATCTTCGCCGCCTCCATCACCGCGAACTGGAACTTCGTCAGGAAGCCGATCGCCTCCTTCGTCAGCCGCCGCCGCGCCTGCTCTCGGTGGTGCGGCCGGATGTCGTCCATCGTGGGCGACTCCTGCAGCAGCTCGCCGCCGGCCTTGCAGTGGATGCGGGCCTCGGGCGGCGCCTCGATCGACCAGTCCGACAGCGCGATTGAGTACGCCGTGCGCTCGACGAGGTCGTCGCTGGGCACGACGAGCTCGTTGAGCAGCGCGCGGTGCAGCGCGAGGGGGTTGCGCGGGTCCAACAGCGCGGGGTCGCTCACCAGCTCGTTGTACTGCGCGAGCAGCGCCGGCGAGAGGTTGCCCCACCGTCGCGCCGCACCCGTGCCCGCCGCCGCCTCGTCGATCGCGCGCTGCCGCATGACCGCGACGTGCTCGACGCAGTAGCCGCGGTTGCTGAGCATCTCGTACTGCCCACGCCGGCAAACGCGCCGGCCATCCTCATCCTCAAAGCAGCACTTTACCGGCGTCGAGCGCTTCACCGACGCCGACGTGCGCGCGTCCGTCGAGACGGGCTTCTTCATCCTTCCTCCGTGGTGAGGCGCTCATGCGCCCCGGGCGAGCATCACAGCGCGGCGAGCGCAGCCGTGCCGATCTCGAGCTCGTTGAGGCGCGCGATCGCCGTCGCAGCGTCGAACGTGCCCGTGGTGGTGATGCCCACCGCAGCGAGGCCGCGCAGCGTCATCGGTCCGATCTTCCCGTCCGGCAGGCCGATGAACACCCCGTGCGCGAGCAGCCGCGCCTGCACCATGCGCGCCATCTGCGACATGCCCGTGTGCGTGCCCATCAGGATGCACCCCACCTCAGCGGCGTGGCCCGCGGCGCTCGCATACTCGGGGTTCTCGGCGCGGTGGGCGTAGAACAGATCGCGCACCGCCTTCATGGGGCCGAGGTGGTCGAAGTGCCAAGCCTCGGAGCGGCTCATGCGCGGCTCGGAGATGATGGGCGTGAAGCCGTGCTCGGCCGCGAGATCCCAGAAGCGCGCGAGCGCTGCGTCACCCGAGATGCCATCAGCGAACTGCAAGTTGCCAAGCCCGATGTCCATCGCGCCGCCCCAGCCGTGGTGGCTGCGATTCGGGGCCGACGCCGCCGCGGTGCTCATCGTGGTGTTGCTCCACCGCGCCGTGCCGGGCTTCGGACAGCCGGCCGCCCTCCAGTTCTGGTACTTCGTGAAGACCTCCTGCTGCTCGCGGTTCGAGCGGAAGACCTGGCGGATGCGGAAGTCACTCCCGAGCGCGTCGAGCTGCTCAACGAGCGCATCGAGGTCGCGCGCGGTCGCAGGGCTGCCGGTGTAGCGCGGCTCGATCGGTGTCTTGCCCTCGGGGCCGACCGTCTTGCACTGGACGCGAGCGAGCGGGCGCCCGGCTCCGTCGCGTGTGTTCCCAAACCGGTCGAAGACCGTGGTGATGCTGGAGCGGATCGGCGTGAGCTGCGGCGTGGCGACGGACATAGGCTCTCCTTGCGTGCGGGAATGTATACCACGCCACGCGCGCACGCGAGACGAGCGACAGCAGCCTCGAGCGCAGCGCCTGTTTTTCTTTCGTTCATCGTTGCGCGTCGCGCGCTACGGTTATATATTCAATCCACGAACGGCGGCGGACGCCGGGCGACGAAGGATGGACACGATGAACCCCGTCGACGTCAAGAACGAGTTGATCCGTCAGTTCGTCAACAACCACCCCGGAACGCGCTTCTACGCGATCGCCACCATGCTGATCGACGCTGGCTGCTACACCGGTACGGACCTGGATGAAAAGGAGCGCGTCAACGACGACATCAACGCCGCGATGAGCGCTGGCCTCATCCATTGGGACGACAAGGCGGGTGGCCTGATGGTCGGTGCAAAGCCATGAGCACCGCGGCATCTCACACCGACATCGCGATCCCGACTCGCCACCTGGCGGCCGTGTGCCGCCTGTTCGGCTGCGCAGCTGAGGACGCGCTCGACGCCGTCTGCGCGCTGGAGATGAACAACGACGCCGACCTGCAGCACCCGTCGGGCGCGGTCGTCACGCTCGAGGTCGCGCTGCCGTTCCGCGCTGACATAGCCTTCCGTGTCGCGGGCATCCGCTGGCCCGAGCTGCAGGCGGCCCCGGTCGCTGCGGCGCGTGCTCACCGCCCGCTGTCGGCGTGGCTCGGCGGCGTGTCGGCGGTGCGAGCATGACGCGCGTCGACATCGCGATCGAGGTGCTGGAGGAGATGCAGCGCAAGGGCACCATCCACGCGTGGCGCCACGTCCCCCGTGGCTTCGAGGATGTGTTCGAGATCTACATCCACCCCATGGGCATCGGCGTGGTGCTGGACGCCTTGTTCGGCTTCCTCCTGTCGACCGACCTCATCAAGCGTCAGGTTCAGTTCATGTTCGACGCTGCCGTCGCCGAGCTTGCCGCCGCGGTGCACAAGCACCTGCACCTCTGCGTCGAGCAGCCCGCCGTCGAGTGCACGATCGCGCCGCCGCGCAAGGTGCCCGACCTGTTCAACATGCCGCTTCCCAAGGGCTACCAGTGGCCGGTGACGACGCTTCGAGGCGAGCGCAAGCGCTGCCCTGTGCCAAGCCAGCAGATCGGGATGTTCGGGCTCTACTCTGTGGCGCTGGACGCCTACCGCCGCA